CCGACGCGCCTGCCACGCAGGCCGCCGAGGACAACGAGCCCGCAAACACCCCGGACAGCGAACTGGAGACCCCGGCGACCACCATCGCCCGTGCTCTGGCAACCTCTGGTTGGTACGTGCTCTGCACCGCAGGCGTTGACCCTGCCAAGTACGAGGAGATTGCCGCGTACATGGAAACGCAGGAGAAACTTTTCTGCTACACGGAGCTGGACTGCTTCGCAGCCCCCGGAACCGTCCGTGAGGACGGCGAGGATCTGGTGCAGCCGTCCGTCGGCAACGTCTACTTCCGCACTCTGGGCGTTTATGGCCGCGAAACTACGGATCAGGCCGACGAGGACATCCCGCCCGCGAATCGCTACATCAACGTGGCGTTCGTTGCGAAATGGCTGAACTACGAGGCTGGTAGCGAGACGACTGCCTTCAAGCAGCTTGCTTCCGTGTACCCGTCCAAGCTGACCAGCACGGAGATGAAGGCTCTGGCCGACAAGAGCCTGAACTACTTCATCACGGTTGGAAGCAAGAACCTGAGCATGAACGGCAAGGTCATCGGCAACGAGTGGGCGGACATCATCCGGTTCCGCGACTGGCTGAAGAACGATATGCAGCTTCGTGTTGTCAATCTGTTCGTCACCCGCCCTAAGGTGCCGTACACCGACGCGGGCATCTCTCTGGTGCAGAACCAGATGATTGCCTCGCTGAAATCCGGTCAGGACGCCGGCGGCATCGCAGAGAGTGAGTTCGACGAGGACGGCACCGAGATTCCCGGCTACGTCACGTCCGTCCCTCTGGCTGCCAGCCTGTCCGCGTCCGAGAAGGCGTCCCGCAAACTGACGAAGTGCAAGTTTAAGGCCAGACTGGCCGGTGCGATCCACTTCGCCGAGCTCAAGGGCAGCCTGACCTACGAACTGTAAGGAAGGAGGAACTGAGACATGGGTAAGATCAAGACCTACAACCCGAAAGAAGTCACGATTGCGCTCGGCAACCACATTGTCGCCGGCTACGCCGACGACAGCTTTATCACCATCGACCCGAATGGAGACGGCGTCACCAAGAAGGTCGGTTGCGACGGCGAAATCGTCCGCAGTATCAGCCCCGATGATACCTACATCGTGAAGCTGACCGTGCTGCAGACCTCCGAGACGAACAGCTTCCTGCAGAACCGCTTCAAGCAGGATCGTCAGACCGGCGACGGTATGTTCCCGATCCTGATTAAAGACCTGAAGGGTGGTATGGTGTTCAGTTCCGACGCGGCATGGCCCGCCAAGCCCGCATCCCGCGGCTTCGGCAAAGAGTCCAACAACCGCGAGTGGGAGCTGCACACCGGCTCTGGCGAGCTGACCGAGTAAGCAACGCAAAGAGGCCGTCCGTCAAGGGCGGCCTCTACCGTACATAACGAGGGGGTTATGAACTATGAGAAGAATGCAGACGATTGAGAAGGTCATCGGGGAGAACACGTTCTATATCCGCCCGTTCGGCGCCTTTGCGGCGGCGAACATCAGCGGTGAACTGGCTGCCTTGCTGTCCCCGATTTTGGCGGGCATCGCCCCGCTGTTTGGCGGCCTCGACACGGGAGACGGCGGCTCTGACGCCGCAGCGAACCCGCTGGACATGGACATCGAGGAGGCTATGCCTGCCATCAGCAGCGCACTCTCTACGATTTCTGGTGACAAGGTCGAACGCATGATGCGCCGCCTGCTGATCGACCAGCAGAATATCAGCGTTCAGGGCGAGGACACCGACGGTGACACCGTCATTCTCGACAAGGATCTGGCTGACGAGGTGTTCTGCGGCGAACTGCAGGATATGTTCATCCTGTGCTACGAAGTTATCAAACTGAACTTCAAGGGTTTTTTCAAGAGAGTCGGAATCCGATCTGGCAGCCTTATCGACAAGCTGCGGAAGGGGACTCCGACATCCGAAAATGGGGAGACTTCGACTTCGGACGCTTCAGCGAGCTTGAGCTGAGAATGTACTCGCTTATCAAAGCGGGTATTGCCACGAAGTCCGAGTTGGACGAAGCCTACACCCTCGACGAAGCTCTGAAGCTGTACGCGCTGTATAGCATGGACAGGGACATCGAGCGGTTCCAAGTTGAGGAGATGCAGGCCGAAATGGGCAGATAAAAAGCCCGCTCTGCGTGGGAGCGAGCTTTTCCATTTGCACCTCAGTACATGATGCGGACGAGGGCTTTGTAGTTGCCGGCGTCAAGCGAACACAAAGCCTTAGTCCCGTCTTTGAAGATGATCGAGACAGTGTAATCGCTGTTCTTTTTGGCGGAGTTAGCTCCAGCGATGGCGCCAATTCCGCCAAAGAGTGCTGCGCCAACAGCACCGCGGGCCACGCCGCTGCCCATGCTGGAATTGCCCTCCTGCATGACCAGCTCGTAGTGGTCTACGGTAGTCTTGTTGATGAAGGTCTTCTTTGCGCCGAAGAATTTGTTCTCGGTAATGAGAAGCCCTTTTTGTCGCCCTTGAACGAAATCAGGCCGCTGTAATCACCGGCGAGAACCGTGTTTGCCATGATTGTGTGCTCCTCTCTGAAATATAGCCTTACGGCTTATGAGTAATATCCCATCAGCTTTAAGCGGCACGGTCAACACGGAGCGGTCAAATCTGCTATGAAAGGAGGGCGATTGTTCGTGACGATTGCGAAGTTTATCAACGAGGTTGGTTTCAAGGTACGCGAAGGCGACGTGAAAAAGGTCAACGGAACGATTTCCAACATCAAGAACACAGCGGCGAAGTTGCTCGGCGCAATCGGTATCGGGTTCAGCTTGACGCAAATCAATGCCCTCGTGGAAGAGTGTGGGCGAGTCAATGAACAGGTCAAGAACTCAACCGCCGCGCTCGGAGACCAAGCTGAAATCCAGAAGAAAATCATGGAGTCTGCTCGGCAAACGCGAAGCAGCTACGCAGAAACTGCCGGAGTGATTTCTGACCTCGTGCATGAAAGCCCGGAGCTATTTGGTAACATCGACGAGGCGGTCAAATTCAATAATGCAGCAACAATGCTGTTTAAGTCTGCTGGTAAGACGAATGAAGATATTGCCGGCCTTATGGAGGCAATCAACAAATCCTTTGCCAAGGGTTATGTTGACAGCGAAACAATCAGCCAGCTTTTGGAGCGTTCGCCCGAAGCGGTAGAATTGCTTAACAAAAAGCTCGGTACGACCTCCGACAAGCTGGAAGAGATGGCGTCGTCCAGAACAATGACGGTCGCAGATCTAAAGGCGGCGTTTGTAGACAACGCCAGCATTATTGAGCAAAAGTTTGGGGGCGTTCAATACAGAATTACAGACGCCTTGACTGTCATCCGAAGCGAATGGGGACTCTGGCTGACGCAGATGGACAGTACGCTCGGAGTGACGAACACTATCGCAAATGCGATGGTGAAGTTCTCCGACACGGCGATGCGCGTCATGAACCGCGTCCGAAACGCCGTGCAATGGCTGAGCGACAAACTGGGTGGCAGCGAGAAGCTACTGAAGCTCCTGACTATCACGGTTGGAGCATTCCTCATAGCGAGCAAGGCGGACAAGGTGATTGGCTTCTTGAAGAACGCCGGCTCTCTCCTTGGCAAGCTCAAAACCGGCCTCGGTGCCATCAACCTCAAGGTCGTCGCCATCGCGGCGGTCATCATCATTCTGGCACTGCTGATCGAGGACTTCGTGAACTTCATGCAGGGCAATGACTCTCTGCTCGGTTCGATGCTCGAAAAGGCAGGTATTGACGCCGACAAGGTGAGGGAGACCATTCAAAACGCATTCCAGAAAGTCAAGGATTTCCTAATTACCGCGTGGGGAGTCATCAAGACAGTTCTCACGACGGTATGGAATGTTCTCAAGACGGTGGCTACGTCTGTCTTTGGCGGACTCCAACGGTTCTGGGAGAAGCATGGCGAACAGATCATGACCGCCCTCGCAAACATCTGGACCGGCATCAAAGACCGCCTGATCTTGGTGTGGAACATCATCAAGACTGTGGCGATGGTCGTTTTTGGAGCGCTCAAGAAGTTTTGGGACACATGGGGAGAGTCGATCTTGACTGCGTTTGAGGCAGTCTGGAACGTCATCAAGGCTGTGTTCGGCACTGCCTTTGATGTGCTGGCCGACTTGTTCGCCGCATTCTCCGCACTGTTTGCCGGAGACTGGGAGGGCTTCTGGGAGAACATCAAGCAGTATTTTGCAGACCTCTGGAACGGCATCCTGAACATTCTCGGCACTATCCTGACCGGCATCTGGAACGTCGTCAGCAGCGTGTGGTCGAAGATCTGGGAGATCGTTTCCAACATTGCGACCGGCATCTGGGAGTCTGTGACAACCGCGTTCACGAATATGTGGAACGGTGTCACGACGACCGTAGGCAACATCAAGCAGTCCATCGTGGACGGCTTCACCGCCGCAATCGACTGGATCAAGAGTCTGCCTGCTCAGGCGTTACAGTGGGGCGCCGACATTATCAACAACATTGTCGAGGGCATCAAGGGCGCGGTCGGTAAGGTCGGAGAGGCAGTCTCCGGCGTCGCCAGCAAGATCAAGGGCTTCCTCGGCTTCTCCGAACCGGATGAAGGCCCGCTGAGTGACTTCCACACCTATATGCCCGACATGATCGACCTGATGACCAAGGGCATCAGCGCGGGCAAGGCCAAGGTACGCGATGCGCTCGGCGCTCTGACGGGCGATATGTCCATCATGGCGCAGGCCAACGTAGCCAGCCCCACCACGGCGCGGACGGCTATGGGCAGCAACAGCGTCAGCAAGAGCGTCGTGCAGAACGTGAACATCAACAACAAGTTCGAGGGCGACCGTGCCGGCCAGCAGAAGTCCGCAGCGGCGATGGATAAGGCCGCAGGCGACTCTACGGGCGAGATGGCCCGCGCCCTCGCGTATGCAAGGTAGGTGACGTAGATGGCAAGAGCAAAAAGACCTGTCACCATTGCAGGCATCGAGTTCGACGCGCTTATCAGCGAGGAGCACGGCTACGAGGCTACCGTTCCTGAGTATGCCGTTGAGAGCGGCTTCTCAGTCAGCGACGCGATCATCCACGGCGCCGAAACGCTGAACATGGTCCTCTATGTCACCGATACTCCGGTCACATGGAGAAGCCACAGCGGGCGCG